CTAACTGGTAAAGTTGCTGCTATACCGGGAGCTAAACCAGTGCCACAAAGAGAAGAGATTGGTCCAACTCCCGAGCGTGGTTATCCGAATACTCCTGTTCCCTATGTGCATCAGCCTTCTCAATGGGACATTAGGTCTCCTTCTGACTTTCGTGAACGGGTACATAGGCCGAGTGGGCCAATTTATGGAGAAGCACCCGAGCCCCTAGGTGAGCTTCCTATGCCTCGCGGTGGGTACAGGCTTCCTCGCCCATCTACCATCTATGGTCAGGCTCCTGAAGAACCGTTGTATCTTCCTAAACCTAGTGGTCTTTCTGAGCCAAGTGGACCGCGTTCTGAACCACTTCCATCTATACCAACTAAAGCAACTCCTGTACCTCAGCCTCCTGAGTTTAATGCCCCCCGTACAACAACGGCTGCTAAAGCACCTAAAGATGTTACTGTCTACGGTGATTACAAAGTCGGCGACAGTGTGCAGATGAAACAGATTATCGGCGGACAGGTTTACACTGGCCCACAAAAGAAGATCAGCGAATTGTTTCTGAAACCAGAAAAAGTGCTTAAGCAAAATCTTGGTGGAGGTGCAGATAAGCCTAGTCGTACTGCTGTTACTGAGCAGGTGCCTTATGCCCGTTTCGAAGATGGCACAGAAGCTAAACTATCCCAACTTCAAAGAACTAATGCAGAGAATAAGCAGCAAGTTGAACAAGCTAGGCAGCGTCCCCCGAGTGCATCTCCTGAGAAGGTGCAAGAGATGCTTAAGGGTAAACCATCCATTCAGTCTATGATAGATGATAAAAATCTATCTTCTCAAGATCTTGTGCATAAATTAAAAAGCTTAGGCACCGACGATGCTACTATAGAGCGTGCACTATTTGAGCGTGGTCATTTTGGTACAGATGTACAGAAACTTATGACCACCCCGAAAGCCGGCCGAGTTGAACCTCTTAAGCAAAGCGCTCCCAAAAAGACTTCTCCTAAGTTATCTCTCGTGCCAAAAGGAGAAACCGAGAAAAGAACTTATACGTACGCAGATGTGAACCGAGCTGTAAAGACGTCTCTTAAGGCATCTGAGGGAGAGAAAGTACCTATTGATAGGATTATAGAAGACTATCTTCCTGGTATATCTAAGAGTAAGTTGCAACCTTTCCTTGATAGGCTTAAGGAAGAAAAGAACTTAGGTATAAAGGGTGGGGATCTTTTTTGGAGAAAACTTTCCTCTACTGAAAAAGTTACTAGGAATATTCAGTTGATGGAAGACAAGTTGCATACATTACGCCGTACACTTAATAAGCAATATCCAGCTATGGGCAAATCCGGTATCTATCGCCTTCCAGATATCTTGAAGCGTCTTCCTTCTGTTGAGATGAGCCAAGATGCTTTTGGTAAGTACATACGAAAGCTTATTGATTCTGGAGAAGCTAAGGTCTATAATCGTCACACAGGTAGAAAATCTAGGTTAGCTCCGAATACTCTTGATAGAAGTGATCTTCGTAAAGACATCGTTATAGAGTTTACAGGGCCGACGAAATCTGCTAAAGCTAAGAAGCCCGCGTTGTCCGTTGAGGTGGATGCACCCAAGCGTCCTAAGCCGAGTGAAGACTAATGCCTGATGCCTATGACCAGCTTATGGGGAAGCCGAGCGCGCCAGCGCCGCGCGGGGATGCGTTCGACCAGCTCATGAGCGGCACCCCTGCCCAGCCGTCGCCCGATCAGGCACCGGCTGGGCAAGATGACTCCTGGTGGCAGAAGCACGGGCGCACGGTCGAGGGCGCGGCGCTGGCGGGCTTGGCGATCCTTGGGGGGCCGCGCCTTGGGCGAGCGGCGCTGAGTGGCCTAGAGCGCGCGGGCACGCTTGGCGAGACGGCCATAAAGGCAGGCAGGGCTGTGCGTGGCGTGCTTGCCCCCTCCACTGTTGACGAAGCCTCACGGCGTGCGGCTGGCGCGGCCCGGCAGTTCACGGGCGAGGCTGCACGATCCACAGCCCAGGCTCGCACGCGGTTCGAGCCGTTGTGGAAGGGCATCGGGGGCGCGGACGAAGCCGCGCAGCGCTCCTTTATCGGTTATGTCGAAGGCCGCTCGAAGGGTGCCAAGCTCACCGATCCGAAGTTGCAGCCGCTCGCCGACGAGATGCGCGACGCTTATGCATCCGTGCACAAAGATATGGGATCACTCAATCAGTCTCAGAAGATCGGCTATGTAGAAGACTATTATAGGCATCTATGGGAAAGAGATCCTAACGCAGACAAATTTATAGGTGGGATGACTAAAGAGGGTTCTGGATACTTCACTAAAGAAAGAAGCATTCCAACTATCGAAGAAGGACTAGCGAGAGGTCTTAAGCCCCGCACACTTGACCCTGTGCAGAACACATTAGAGTATATCGGTAATGCTAGGCGCTTCATAGCGACTAATAAGTTGCTTGACACAGGCCGTGCACAAGGAGATGTATTTTACCGTCCTCTTGGTTATAAGGGCAAGTTTCCTACTGACGAAAGATGGATGCCACTTGAGGGTGCGCTGGCCAAACGTGGTGGTGGGCAATTATATGCTAAAGAAGGTTGGGCTAGAGTCTATAATAACTTTATTAGCCACGGTTTCACTGGTCCTGCCGGTGATCTCGTTACTGGCCTTCGGAGAACCTCTAACATTGCTACTGCTTTTGAGCTTGGTTTATCTGGATTCCATGCTACTACTATGGCTAACGAAGCAATTATAAATGATGTATCGCGAGCTATACAAAACTTAGCAGGAGGACGAGCCGGTGAAGCTATTAAAGATTTGGTTAAAGCGCCTGCTGCTCCATATAGAAGTTATCAAACTGGAAAGAAGCTTGAGAAAGTCTACCTTGGCCAAAGTGGAGGAACACCGCAGGAAAGGCGAATGGCCGACCTTCTAGCTAAGGCAGGTGGTAGGCAGGGACGTGAACATGCTAAGGACTACGAATATACGGCTATGGGTTCGTTTATGCAGTCCTTTAGGCGAGGTGCACTGCAAGCTGAGCGTACCAAGTATGCACAAGATATAAGAGCTAACCCCTTCATTGGTGTGCCAAAGACTTTGTTTAGTCTTATTGGGCGCACTATGCAGTCTATATCTGAGCCTCTCTTTAAGACCTACATCCCGCGTATTAAGTTCGGCGCATTCTCTGATAATATGGCACAATGGATTGCAACACATCCTAACGCTACTGAAGCGCAACAAATATCTGCTGCTGCAAAGATGTGGGATAGCATTGATAATCGTTTCGGTGAGCTAGTGCAAGATAATATATTCTGGCGCCAGCATATGAAGCAATTGTCTATGATAGCTATGCGTTCTTATAGCTGGAATATGGGTACTGTACGAGAGATCGGAGGAGGGTTAGTTGATATTGCCTCACATAAATTTACTCCCCGTGCTGCTTATGTTATTGCCCTTCCTATTGTTTATGGTACAATGTCTGCTATATATCAGGCGATCAAGACAGGAGAGAAGCCGAAAGACGTACAGGATATATTGGCTCCTCGGACTGGAGGAGTAGATGCGCGTACAGGTATGCCCGAACGCATGATAATGCCGGGGTATATGAAGGATGTATTTGCGTGGCAAGAAGATCCTATTAAGACTTTACAAAATAAAGAGTCTGCATTCCTTGCTACTGGTCAAGCTATGGTTACAGGTAAGGATTGGAAAGGTGATCCTATTAGTCCCCCGACACAAGACCCTAACGCGCCTTTTGAGCAAACTGTACCTCCGTGGCTTCGTGCATATCTCGGTCTTGTTACAGAGAATGTCACTCCTATTTCTGTGCGGGAATTTAGAAAAGGTCAGCTTCAGGGGACTGCCATATCACCTGCTGAGCAGCTTATGGGTCTCAGAGCCGCCGGACGTCGCTTCACTGATCCAGAAGGATATAAAGCGCTCAGAGAATACAGAGAAATGAAAGACTGGCGTAAAAAGCAAAAATACGATGCTAGGCAACAGAACTTATATGGTGGGGTTGAATAATGTCAAAGGGAACGAAGGTAGATCAGATCTATCAAGCGATCAAAAAGAAAACAGGTGATAAGGGCAAGGCTGCTCGTATTGCACAAGCGAAAACAGGAAAGTCTTTGAAGACAGGTAAGAAACCCAAGTCTAAGAAGGCTCGTAAGAAGAGACTCGAAGGAGCTAAGTTCTAGTGAAAGTTCTTATTGTAGAAAATGATCCAGATGTCGGATGTGGTGCACTTAATTTAGCTATAAGGGCTAAAAGCTATGACCATGGTGTCAGACTGTTCATGCGAACCACGGAAAGAAACAAGTTCGTTGGCAAGGGACTTGTTAATCGTGTTGCCGATCTGGATTCTAACATTGGTTGGTGTGATTTTATTTTTAATTGTGACAATTCAAAATATCTTGGTTCTATGGAGAGGGCAAGGAATTTAGGCAAGATCGTTATCTCTGCTACTCCTGAAACTGCTAAGTGGGAGTTGGATCGCGGCTATGGCATGGAGATCCTAAAGAAAGCTAAGGTCCAAATACCCGAGAGCCAACTATTTGCAGATTACAATAAAGCTATTGCCTACGTTAAAAAGACCATGAAGCGATGTGTCTCTAAGCCAAACGGAGATGCTGATAAAGATTTATCTTATTGTGCAAAATCGCCTGCTGATTTAGTTTATATGTTGGAGCGATGGAAGAAGAGTAATAAGCTTAAAAGTTCTTTCTTTATTCAGGATTTTATTCCTGGCGTTGAGATGGCTGTAGGTGGCTGGTTTGGTCCTGGTGGATTTAACCAGGGATTCTGCGAGAACTTCGAGTTTAAGAAACTAATGAATGGGGATATCGGTGTTGCAACTGGTGAAATGGGGACAGTGCTTAGGTACGTTCGTACCAGTAAACTTGCTGACAAGGTGCTCTTACCCCTTGTACCCCAGCTTGAAAAGGCGCAATACTGTGGATATATCGATGTTAACTGCATTATCGACGAAGAAGGTAGTCCGTGGCCATTGGAGTTTACAACACGGCCAGGATGGCCGACTTTTAATATACAGCAAGAATTGCATGATGGAGATCCGATAGAATGGATGGTAGCTCTAGCAAATGGAGAGGATCTAAAAGCATCCCGTATGAACGAGATAGCAGTAGGAGTGGTCCTTGCAATCCCCGACTTTCCTTATTCTCGTCTAACAAACAAGGATATAGTGGGGATTCCTATTTACAACATAACCCCGAGCCTATGGCCCCACATACACCCCTGTTCAATGATGTTAGGGCAAGCTCCAATGGAAGTGAAAGGCGCGATAGTCACTTGCCCGTGTCCGTGCACGGCGGGGGATTATGTGATGGTAGTGACAGCATCCGGTCAAACAGTGGTGGAGGCAAAAGAAAGAGTGTATCGAAGAGTAGAGAAAATGGAAATCCCGAACAACTTAATGTACCGAACGGACATTGGGAGTCGTTTACAGAAACAATTACCGAAAGTGCAGTTGCACGGATACGCCAAGGGGATGCAGTACAGGAGCTAGATGGTAAAGAGCCGAGTAACTCAGAGGAATTTGGTACTTCGTTTACACTGGCTACTCGTCTACAGAGAAAGATGATAAAAAAATATAATGACGATTTTGACGCTGGTTTAATAGACTTAGGTGATACTAAGCAAGTTGCCGCGATCTCTACTCTTATTAGAGATGTGCACAGCACGCAGATTAAAGTCACTGATACCGTATATAAGAAGCAAGATGCTGATAGACGCACTAAGGTTTTGGAAGAGCTAAGCCGTGCTCTGGCGCAATCAACTGCTCCATCAATTCTTGATTTAGAGATGGATGATTAGAGTCAAAGATCAAGCAGTATTCCTGCCCGGATGCATACTCTTTAAATCCTGCACCCAAGCATTTCTTATGGTTCTTGTGTTTGATAATACCTTTCTTTTCTAAGTCTCTAACGAATTCTCTTGTTGACCTGTTTTTCTTAGCAAGGAATTCATCGATGTGTTTTCTTGTTGTTGCGATCTCCCCTGTATCTGTTTCTACTCTAATCTTAAGTTCGTGCATAGGATGGCGCACCGCACTAAGGATTGTCCTAGGGACAAAGCTTCTTGTCACAAGTGTTTTACTAATATTCTCTCTGAAATATGCGGACAGCAAATCTTCGTTTGTTATTTTTGGCGCACGCTCTTCAACTGTATAGCCTCTAACTTGTTCGAGCATCCATTTGATGCGCTCTTCCGCATTGATAGTCAGAAGCTCGGATGCTTCGATAAGACGGCAAGCTACGTCGAATGCAGCTAAGTGCGCGGCTAGAAATCTATCTTTGGTGCTACCTAGATTGCTATTATACTCTTTCATCTTGTGCACAAGTTCGCGTCTAATCCAGTCCATATTAGATAGGCACAGAAAAACAAAGATAGGGCCAGCGTAACCTGGGTTTTCCAGAAAAGTGTTCTTGATATCATTACTGAGTTCTTTTTTATTAAGGGGTAATCCTTCAACAGAGATTTCAAGTACTCTGTCTGCCATTGCGTCGGAACCATTATCAGCCCTAATAGAACCAGCCAATTCGATATTAGCGTTACTAATAAGAATAGTTTTCCAATGTCTGGGCTCACGTGCTAATTCTCCTGCCCTGTTAAGTCTTTCTTTCTCGCGTCCTACTGTAAACGACTTAACAAAGTCATTGGCAATCTTGGGGCTATCTCGGCTTTGCTCGTCAAAGAAGGTGGGGATATTGCCAAGCGTGGCGATCTTGGCAAAGCGCGCGTTGAGCGTGTCGCCTGGGGTGCAGTTAAGCGCGTCGAAGTCTCCCCAGACGCTTGCGGCGGCAATCGTCGCGGTGCTCTTGCCGGTGCCCCCCTCGGTCGAAGCAAGCGACCAAATCACCCCTCCCTCGGCATCAGGCGAGAAGGCCAGCAGCAACGCGGCGAAGCTGGTCAGCAGCGTGGCAGCTTGCCACTCGTGCCCACGGGCGAAAAGGCTCTGTGCAGCCTCGCGCCAGCGTCTCAGGCCGTCTGGATGCGCGCCGCGCCTGCCGCCCTTGCGCAACGATCGGGCGATGGTGACGGCTTCCCCGGTCAGTGAGACGGTGCGCTCGCACGCCTTGCCGTCCTTGAGATAGAGCAGCTTGTCACCAAGCAGGAATCCGTCTCCCTTCCACCCGAAAGTTTCATACGAGAGTTCCTGTTGTTTATCTCTTATATAGTTGTGCATGACGTTCATATATGTAACTAGCTCTTTGCTTTTTAGATAAGGTATATTGCACTGGCTGAATGTAGCTGGAGCATTGCTATTATACTCAGCAGGGCTTACTAGATGGTGCGTCCACCCCTTGCGACTTCTATATACCTTGATGCCGAGATTGTATTTATCATCTTGCGTTTCTGCCCTATACACATGTTCAACCAAAATTGGCACATCTGACAAGACCATTTCTTCAACTTCTTCGTTTTCCCTTGCCTTATATAATACCAATTTATGTTCTTTGTTAAATCCGTATGGAGATGGCAATTTAGGTAACTCAATATCATCTAATACAATACTATTTGTATTCCTTGTTAACTGTACAGGAGTCTTTATATTGAGTATACAACCATTGCACCCTTCGGGATTATGGGACTTAAACCACTGACAGGTAATAGCACTATCAAACTGGGATATGCCTTTCCACTTAGTATTGGCTTCTTCTTCATCATATCTAGGATCTTGCTTAGAGAATGCGTGCCATAATTCCTCGCCCTTCTTACATTTCGATAGAATAACTCCGCAAGACCTCCATACCGGCTCTGACTGGTGTACACCCATTGCGAACGAATGCATCTGGTGGCATCCTTCGAGTATGGGCTGCACATCAACAAGTGCATATTCCTTTTTCTCTGCTGGCTTGTCTTGGGATAATACAAATACACTAAATACACTAAGGTCATACTGCGGACAATCTAAAGCAAGTTGGACCGTGTTATTTTCATGATACTTAGGATTAATTGTCTCAATTGGTCTGAGGACACTAGAGGAATCAGAAGTTCGCGATGGGTCGACTCTAAGACCCCGAGTTTCACAAGCGCGCTTAAGCCCTCTAGCGTAAGGCAACCATTCTTGCTCAGTAACATCTCGGTTAAGCGGCCAATATAAATGCAGTCCACCTCCGGTAAGGATAACCATTGGGTTAGGAATTCTAATTCGCTTGCAGAAAGATCGGACCGCTTCAATGGCTTCAATAACGGTGTCATACCCACCCTTCCTACCTATGTCTATATCCAACCAAAGTGCACGGATGTACTTAACATTTTCTTGCTTCCTACTGCCTTGCACACAATATGTGGAGCAAGCATGATACACATTCTCGTAACAATGATCAAAAATAAATTGCCTAAGTTCTTCAACTGTGTTAAAGAAACTATTTCTCGTCCCCCCTTTCCCTGGCTTACTAATCGTTGTTGCACAATACATCCCCTCGCTTGGAAGTATCTTTTTCAGGAAGTCCAAACAGTTCATATTTGATACTCTTAATCAAGAGTTTTCTTTTTGGAGGGCTTAGTGTGTCTCTAACAAGATGACCATCTTTAGTATTTATTCTTTTTACTAGCTTGTTCATCCTGCGAGCAATATGCTGTTTAGTATTCCTTCTCGGTATAGCGCCCATCTTCCATGTGTGCACAGTACATCTGGGCACGTCGAGAAGCAAGGCAAGGTCGGCGAGTGTTAACCCGCCTACCTCCTCGCAATAGTGTATGAGTGTTTGGATTTCATTCATAGTTGGTTCTGAACCTAGTGAAGAAGCAAATATCGCAACTAAGTTGCGATGATTACTAGGAGTTCATAATATTGTTAATCATGCTCTGCAAACCTTCAGGCATATTCAGCTTTGGAATACCTGATGGGCCGCTAGATTTCGCACCTCCGCCTTCTCCATCCTCTTCAGCCCCTTCAAATTTTGGCTTGCTGGCCTTCGTGCGCATGCCAGTCATGTCAAGAAGTTTAGGCTTTTCCACCTTAGCATTATTGGTTTTCGGTGCCTCATCCACAATCTTACCTGCTTTAGGAGCTTCAATCTGCTTCTGCTGTGCAGGAGCTTCCAAGGCGTGATGTGACTGCACATTGTGCATACCTATAATGTTGTTAGCTGATCCTTCCTCAGCAATCCGAGCCGCAAGACCTTTTTCGTTCTGGTCAAGATTGGCAGGGGCGAAATTGACGATGCCCTGCTTACCTTGTTCGAAATAGATATAAGTCTTAAAGTCACCAAGATTGGCTTTCCTACCGCCCATGTCCACATCATCAAACTTGGTTGCATAAGAAAAAAAGTTCTTCAATGATGCCGGAGGAACGCGGAACAGCCAAATCTTATCCATGCCCATCTTAGGCACGACGACAGCCATCTTAAGAAAGTCCTGGCAAGCTTTGACCTGTGCACCTGTCTTGCTGGTCTTACTCCCCCAGACGTTCTTAGGACACTGAGCGCACGTCTCTGCCTGCTTGTTCTGTGCACTAGTGGCGGGGATTACGCCGTCATCCGAAAAGCAATCAGGTGCTTTGTGATCATCAGCTTTAGGGTCGAAATCTTCCTTATAGAAAATCTTGCACAAGTTAGGATTGCCATCAACGAAGATGACAGGACACATAACAAGCCCGTCATCATCCATCTCAGACACGACTTTAGTGTTATCTCCGTCAATGCAAGTAAACGTGTTACCTGCAATAGAGAGCATGGGGACAGCTTGTCCGCCAAGGACTTTGCGAAGGTTGGTTGTGAGTGCTGCGAGGCGCATTAGTTATTCTCCTGTCTTAAGATAAGCTTCGAAACGCTTAGCGGCTTCGACAACATATGATGGTTCTATACCTGAGCCATGGTATATCTGAGATGCCATTGTAATGGCTGTATACTTAAGATGATAGTCTTCAATAAAAGTCCCTGGCATTTGTGGGTATCCTGCTATGCCCACACCTAGCATCTGCGCAGCGGCTTTTTGCTGCCTAGCCTTCTCTAGGTCTTCTATTTCTCCGTCCACTTAACTTCTCCTAACGTTGATGTTATATCTATATTCCAGTCTGATACCAGGAACGCTTGTTCCTCCCCGATCCAGATAAGCCTGAATACCAGACTTACTAGCACGGATGTCCATAAGATCTTGCCACGTGTCCAGTGCAAAATTTACAAACGCATTTTTGTCTTCAGTAACAACTGTAAGCAACTTACTTCTATAAGGTGTACCATGCTCAGTCTTGAACGACTGCATATTGTTCTGCTCAAGAAACTGCCCAAAGATACCTTCTAATGTCTGTAAAGCTTCCTTAATAGGCTCAAGCTCAAGCTTATGCCTATTCTCCAATTCAGCTTTCTTATCCCTAAGTTGCAGATATTTCTGCACCATATCGTCTAGTGAGTAGCTCATTCGTCAAACCCCCCATCTTCAATTAGTTTCAGCATAGCACCTTCGAGGCTTCTTCGCTGTTCAAGTCTATCGTATATCTCTCGCTCCACTGCGCACCCGGCAATTTGTGCTGTGTATGTATCTTTAGTCTTCCCTGGTCTATCGATACGGTAATTAGCTTGTACGTAGACTTCTGACTTATCCGTAGGAGTCCACCACACTGCGGTAGTAGCAGCAGTGAGAGTAAGTCCGTGTGCCATTGTTCCGGGATCGGCGAAGATAACTTTTGGCTCATCACTATTCTGGAAGTCCTCGAAAATCTTGCTTCGTGCACGAAGGCCCACCGCACCTGTCACAAGCGCGCAAGGCACCCGCGTCTTGAAGTGCGAATATAACATATCTAACACGCATCGGAAAGAGGCAAAAACCAGGAGCTTGTCACTTGACTCCCGGATCAGGCCGGACAGGATTTCCAGCCTCGGGCCGCAGTCGATCACGTGCCCGTTGCCCTTGGCATCATAGACGGCCCCCGCCGCGATCTGCAAGAGCTTGAGCCTCAACACGCCTTCGTGAACAGCCGTGATCGGCACCCCGCTCGCCGTCGCGGCACGCATCTCCTTCTTAAGCTCGTTGTAGAGCTTGTGCTGTGCGGCGCTGAAGGGTGCCTCATACCGCTGGGGGATCGAGGGGGGCAAGTCGTGCATCGCCCGTCTCGGGATGCGGATGCAGGGCTGCAGCAGCTTGCGCGCTTCGTTGTACGCCTCGGGGAGCGGTTCCCATTTGTGCATGGCGCGCATGACCATGGTGCGCTGTTTGAAACTCGTCTTGCTCTCGGTGTAGCCCGCGTGCATGAGGCGCGCTTGCCCGTGCGCAGCCATGTGGGAGCGAATCACTGGCGTGCCGGTCAGCATCCACAGATAAGGCCGATGCCGGAGGATTTGGCACGCCTTACGATGCCGCTCGGTGTTCGCCTCGCTATAAGCCGTGCTCTCGTCAATGATGACAATCTTAATATCGTGTCGCTGCATAAGGTGCGCAGCCACAGCAGGTATCTTAATCCCATCATAATTAATAATATAGAAGTCAACTTTCTCTTTGAGTGCACGGAGACGTTTGTATTTATCCCCGTGCACAATGGTGCAGGACCGCCTACCAAAGAAATGTGTAGCTATTTCTTTATACCACACTTGTCTGAGCGTCGAGAGTGGCGCTAAGACTAGTGCCTTTATGTTGTACCGCTTCTGTGTGCACATGAGATAATCTGCGGCCCATAGTGCGGAGATCGTTTTGCCACAGCCCGGATCGTTAAATACATACATGTGCGGGTTTAATACCATAGCAGTAGCAGTAAGCTTTTGCTTCTCTGCTATGTGCTCAAACCGACATGGCCAATCATAGCCGGGTAGGAATTCAGGTTTATCTAGCATACACATGTGCCTCAATAGTGGCTATCATATCTATAACAGCTTGTATGTCATAAGCAACGCAGGTCACACCTCCTGCAAGACTTACATCATCCATAAAAGCCTCTTGTAACTTAGTCACTTTGTTAGGCTTCACCTTTGTCTCGATAGCAAAGAAAATCCCCTTATGGCAGCCGATGAAATCAACTGCACTTTTGCCGTACCCAGATGGCACGGGCATCCAATAGAATGCCCGCACCATGTCCAGATATGCCTTAACCTCTTCCTTTAGCTTACCTTCTGGTGTCTTCTTTACCATCACACTCCACCTGAATAAAGAATTCTATACCTTCTTTGGGACGTGGGTATAGCTCGATGTTGCCACTAGGGAGAACACAAAAGTACTGGGGCTTCCCAAAATATTTAGCCTTGTTGGTCAGCTTATTTAGTTCGACAAGAGATACTTGTCGTAGCGCATATTTCATTCTGCGTTACCCTTATTCACACTCCTAGCCATTTGTGCAACGGAGCTAATGCCGAGCCATGCATCGTCATTCTCGGGATTGCCATTCACAATTTTAGTTATTTCTTGCAAGATCATCTCAACAGCTTCACACTGATAGGGCTTGAGCTTCGTGACGCCATTGTGACCATAGACGATTCGCTTAAGATTTTGTGACAGTGCAGCGTGATCAGCGAATGACTTAGCTACTTCGCTAACTTCCTTATTCGTTATCACTTTCGCTTCTCCCTCTTCCATCTTCGATAAGTAGTCTGCCAGATCGTTCTTGACTTTCGCTTGCACTGGATCTTTCTCGTTGAGCATCGTTTTCCCCTGGTTGTATGGTTTCAGGTCTTCTATATCTTTCATCTTTAGGTCCGTATAGCTTTACATCTAACTGATTGTATTCTTTTCTCAGACGGCTAACTTCCTCAGCCCAATAAGCGGCTTCTTTTTTAGCCTCCAATAAGTCAGCCGTTATATCTATATGCTTTTCTTTATCGGTCTTTTCTCGGCGGGGCTGAGTTATACCGCGGTTGTGCACATGACTATCTATATTGCCCATAGTCATCTATTTTCTCCCCCTATCCTTTAGCCATTGTGGCAGGTCTTTCCATTTGATCTCCTGTGCACCGAGATCCATAGCTAGTTTCTTTTTACTTAAGCAAATATCGTAGTGAGACCAGCTAGCCTTGGGAGGGCACTGATGCCATTTTTTATTTACCCCTATTTTTGCAGCCATATAATGCAGCTCTGCATCTGTATCGGCAAACATATGACACATGATCATCCTGCCGAACGGTGCTCGCATGGTATCCACAAACACAGCCATTTATTTTCTCCTCGTCTCGATAGCTTCGCTCTCGACGCCATAAGACATCGCTTTAGCTTCGTCTTCTGGTTTCTTTATAGAACTTGCAATGAGAATGCTCACACCAGCCGCATAAAGCATTCTTGCTAGCATGCCATACTTCCATGTTGATACGAGACATAATGTTCTCTATCCTCTTCTGCGTCTCATAGATAGTTGGACCTAAGTTATATACATCTCCGAACTTACCATCTTTCAACCATACATACATGCCGGCAATGTTTTTAACTGCAGGATAAAAGATACTAAGGAATAGAGCTTGTATCTCTAGCTCGAACGGGTCTTCCCAAATCTTACCAGTTTTCCAATCAAGTATAACTGCACTATCCCCATTAATCACATAAAAGTCTATCTTGCACCGGCCCCAGACATCGCTAGCCTTGAAACCCGTTTGTCTCCACTCACGAGTTAAGCCCATCTCATGCTCAGCCGCGCTAATACCACGCATGGCTTTAGCCTTATCGAAGAGCGGCTTATAAGCTGCATAATTCTTCTCAATATCTTCCGGCTTAAGTACACCCTTTATATAGTGTTCTGCTGCTTTGTGCACGTCGTTACCGAACTTCATCTCCGGGCTTTCCTTATAAGGATAAGTCCGAGTTACATAGCGGGCCTCAGCTTGCAAACGACAACGAAGGTACGTGCTTAGGAAAGAGTAAGACCAAACGAGTGGCTTCATTTCACACCTTAGGTTTCTCTAACTCATTTGCATATTCTCGAAACATGGCTATTATTTTATGTTTATCTACTTCCCACACAATTAGCAATTCAGTTGCAGCACCTATCATAGCTAAGGCAGTTGTTATGTCGGTAGGGCAACCACTGTCGATAATAACCTGCTTTATGAAAGTAGCTCTATTTTTCGTATCGGTCATAAATTCCCCCTTCCATCTCTATTGGTAAGTCCGGTGCCCAGCTAGGGCGGATCTCAGCTATTCTCATCAGTGCCATATGCTGATTCTCTGTGTGCACGAGATGCACAAGCTCGTCATACGTCTCTAAAACTAAAGGGACATCTTTAGGCATGCGCAAAGCTGCTTCAGCAACGACACAACGTGCGAGAAATTGGTTGATGTTCTCAATAAATTTCGCTCCATACATTTTAGATTTTCTATTTCTTTTTGGGTACATGAACCAATCTGGTTTTGCATCATCTGGATATATAAGCCCATACTGCAGTGTATCGTAGTGCATATAACTCCCTGTAGGAGCGTACACTTTTTTATCTCTAATTGTAAAGCACTTCCAAGAGAATTCTTCTCCATTTGCTATTGCTTTCATAACTCTTAGTCCTTCCTTCCATAGTTGGAGGACAAGAGGATTATCTTCTCGAAACACTCGAACAGCTGTGCTTGCTAGTTCTTCGGTTATAACCAGTTTAGAACCATCAGGTAATTTGATATTTTTACCGTTGACATACTTAAAGAATTTCATATCTCCCATACCGTACTGGCATCCAAGTTTTGTTTCTTTACCTATATGCCTTCTCTCAATGTCTTTTTTCGTAACCTCGAAGCCAAATATTTTTGTAGCCATATCGCAATAGCTATCTTCCCCCCGTTCAATAAATTCTAGTTTTTCTTTATCGCCAGCTAACCATAGTAGCGTCCTTAGTTCTATTTGCTTGGCATCAATGATGCTAAGCTTAAAGCCTTCGGGTGCACAAACCGCTTTGCGAAGCTCCGAGCCGCGTGGAAGGTTGCGAAAGTTAGCCTTATCTCCACCAGTTCCCCGGAGGGTATGGGCTCCTGCGTGGTGAGTGTAGTTGCAGAGCCTACCCCGCTCAGCCATTGTAAGAAGGCGTCCAGCTCTTGTTGACTTAATTGTAGATCGCACACCAAGCCTTGCTTCGGCGAGCGCGCTGATAGTCTCGTCTTCATGCTCACATAGCTCCTGCATGAATTCGTCAGTTTTCGCTATCGCGGGTATCTTTTTACAAACCCCGGTCTTCTCATTAAACTTTCCGTCTTTGTGTTCTACGTGCACACCGAGTGACTCCAGTATGCGGACAAACTTAGGTGCACTTTGCAAGTCCTTCTCTAGCACGCCAAGCTCGTCTAATATTGTCTGCTTCCTATCCGCTTCTTCCTTGCATACGCGTGTCAGCATCTCTATATCACCGACAAGCTTAGGCTCGGTGAACATCCGTACAGTCTTGTCTATAAGTTTCATTTCGAACGAGGGGACAAGCGAGAGCATCTCAACGAAAAGTTGATAGCATAGCTTACAATCGTGCACAGAGCCTTCGCCAAGCTGCTGCATCACTCCGTTTGAGAGTTCATGGAAGCGCTTTCCGTCGAAGAGCTGGTAGGGGACTGTCTTTTCTCCGAGTCCGTGCTTTTCAGCCAGTGCTGCAAGAGAGAGTCTCTGACATGGGCCGTATGCAATGCGACCCATGCTAACAGTATCAAAGAGAAAAGCAGGGACAACATTGAAATGGTGGGAAAGTATAAATCCATCAAATTGAGCATGGTGAAAGATAACTCCTGTATTTAGCCAATCAACAGAAGCAAGGAAAGAAGCTATATCTGGCTTAGTATAGTATGACCCCCGGTCGGTTAAGGGGTCATACACACCGAGGCACAGGGCTTCAAAGCGAGGGTCACGGACATAGCTTTCCGTGGTCATCTTCTTAAGTGTGTAGTCTTTTGACGACCAATAAGTTTCGAAGTCGAGTGCGAGGATTTTCATGCCAAACCTACATCGGCTCTTTTTTGTTTTTCGAAAGCCGCTTCTTGTTCGGCGATTGCTTTCTTAAGCAATTCTTCTCTAGTAGGGCTTTTTTCTTTTGCACGATCCTCTTTTTCTTCCCGCTCTATAGAGTCCAGAAGTTTCTTAACAATATAAACTGCATCTGGTTCTTGAGCATAACCGCCCTCTCTCGGATATAGCAGATAAACAAGCTTCTCTATAGCCCGAAAAGCCCTGGCTTCAGCATTAAGCCGCTCATTTTCATCCCTTAGTCGCTGTATAAGGTCTACACAACGTGTAAGGGCTTCTTTAGCTTGTGCTTCGTGGTGTGGTTTCATGCGTTTCCCGCTGGTCCAACAAATATGGTTTCAAATCTGTCTGCTTGGAAAGTCATAACACGCTGATGACCATCAACCGTGCCCAGACTAAAATTGACAAGAATCTTATGGTTGACTCGCAAGTCATCCATAGCATTGCATAAGGAGCCAAGACTATCGTATATCATCTTTATCTTAGCTTCTTCTTGTGGGGTAACTCGTTTAGGGTCAGTAGTCACTGAGTTTCTCCCATATCTCTCTTACTGTCTCTCTAACTTCTATCATAAGATCTTTATCAGCAGCAAAATATATATTTGTTCCTTTGGTTCCTTTTCTAAACATATCTACATGATAGAAATTAATAGTTACTTGTTCATCTCTTTGCAGATCATAGAGTGTTATAAACTTCATAGCATGCTCCTTATCCAACCCCATATTCTTTGCCACCAGCTAACATTAGCTGGCTCTTCAAATTGATACTGTGGCACTCGTGGTAACAAGCCATCAGTCTTAATCATCTCTAATGCTTGCTCGTGCACAAGGTTAACGCGATTGGTCCAGCCTTTGCCAAACACTGGCCATGTGCCCAGATGTTGCAGCATGGTCATACGGTTGCTTTCTATGCACGACAGCAGAGTCTCAGGGCTGTGCAAATAAGCATCCATTACTCTTTGTTCGGTGATCACGCCTATATGGCCATCATCATCTATAGTTGGGTAGCCCGTGTCTTTGATCGTGCTGTTGATCGCACGTTGCAGCCACTTGACAGATTGCACAGGGCCAGAATTCACAGCAGCATCAAATACCATCCAGTCTACCCCGGACGGCAGGTCATCACACTTGCATGTGTTCCAGTATTGGTACTGGTAAATCTCTTTAGCTTCTGCACGCGAGATATAGCGCACAGACTGCAAGCCTAGACCCTTCTTAGATCGATAGGCATTGTATTCTGCCTGAGTAACACCGAGATTGGTAGGGCCACCAGGATCGGCAGGGTGATTTGTGTATCCGCCTTCAATGTCAGGACCGACAAGGCGAGTGAAGCATAGTTCGAAATTGTCTTTCATATCATTCACTCTGTGCAACAATTTCGGACACAATACTAATCATGTGCTTCACTTGTTCGTAGGATTCGATTATTTCTGAAATATTATATGTATCGTTATCTCCTACGCACCGAACATAGCAAGCTTCACCGCACGCAAACTTAATAACAACTAGCTTATCAAGCGGGTATAAGACCTTATTGCCTTGGCGCTTAAGCGTCAGCTCTATGTGCATAATTACCCTCCATAGGAAAAAGAAAAGGGACCACGTCAGCCGGGGCCTTTGGCGGAGCCGCTTCTTTGCTTACGCTCAGAACCAGCCCCGTATCCTAGTGCGGCAACTGACGCGGTCCCCCTCGCGGCTTCATGGGCCGCCACCAGAGGCGCGCCCCCCCCATGCCGGAGCGCGGTGATTCGGAAGCTAACACATGTAACGTGCACGGATCAAGCGAATTTTTCTGTTGCGCGGCAACGATTCTTGTGCAAGGGTGTGGCTAGGCGTGGTGCCCCCACTTCGCCTATTTCGCATCAGAATTACCCTCCTCCCTTGAAAACCCTGGTTCCACCGGACTGGGGTTTTCTTTTTGCCCATAGTGATCAATTTACCATTGACATCTCGTGCACTCCTATATAAATCTGGCTTACCCAATACGGGAAGGAGGGGGAAGCATCCCCGGTCAGATCAATAGGAGACTTCACATGGCTAAGCATGAACTGCGAGTTTCGTTCGAAGGTGCACCGTCACACGTGACCAGCCAGATTTACGGCAATCTAAAGCACCGCAAGCATATCCTCAATGCGCTCAAGACTGAGATGTTCAGTGGTCAAGCGCACGAAAAAGAGCTGTTTCATTGGCTCAACACCGACGACGAGGGCGGCTGGCTTGAGGCTATCAGCCAGAAAGGCCCGACCAAGGGACAGAAGACGGTTCCCGTCCCCATGTCCACCTTGCGCGGTCACCTGAGCACCATGTTGGAGCTTGGCGACGTGAAGAAGATCGCGGACGGTCGCTATGCCCTCCCCGGTTATGAGCCGGATAGCGATGAAGAGCCGGAAGATAGCGAGGATGGCGAAGGGGTCGAAGGCGACGACGATTGATTCGACCCTGGTGACTGGTTGCGCGTATGAGAGAGGCCCCGCAAGGGGCCTTTCTTTTATCACCAGAATTTTTCGTCGATACCAGGGGGATGAGGGCGATTAAGTATGACGTGCTCCACAATGAAAGCCACGACATACCAAATACCAAGCCCTACCAAGATTTCACCGATTATCATGTCTATCATCCCAAATTATGAATGCAGCAAAGCCAGCATAGGCAACTAGCAAGCTTGTGCACACAAGTCCTACCCACCACATTATAGCACCTTCATCACTTTCGTATTATGAGCTTCTAGTTGTTTGTGCCAGGACTGGCAACCACGCTTCCACTCGATTGTGCACGTCCCGATGCGGACCCCGTGCAGCAGATAGGTGAGGGGCAGGGCACCCTTGGGCGTCCGGCCTGTGATGGCGGCGTAGCGCCCCGATGTGGTTAGCACGTGCCCTGCGAGGTGGACGCAGGCTTTCGTGGTGCGCACGACGAGCCGGGCGAGGGGGACGCGCACAAGCGCCTCTGCGTGTTCGACCGGACCGTCGAAGTAGGTGAACACCACATAAGCCTCAAGCCCGGCCTTGCTCGCCCAGCGGCGTTGCAGGGCCGTGGCAGCGTCGAGCGGCTTAGTCATGTTGCCGCCCTCCACCGTGTCGCGGGCAGCACGGGGGACAGCAAGCCGGGCCGGTGACCCTGTGCACGAAGCCGAACGTCGGCGCACGCAAGCGCGTGAGCGCCCATGCCCATAAGAAAGGCGCGGTGATGCCCGCGCCATAGAGTTTGAAGAATGACCATTAGTTCGGCCTCTCCATCCTAGCCAAGTTCGCCATAAGAGTGTTGACCATGCATCGTGCCAGCATGTCAAGCTTGCTGGCACGTTGTGCTCCCAGCATGGCAGTCAACTCTTCTATGCTCAAGCCAGTTAGGAGTGATGCCTCGGCTAAAGCTTCGCATAGCACACAAATTATTGCCGCTGCATCATCCACTTCTGTTATATCCCTAATCACAGCGTGGATTTTTGCACGCCACATATCAGTTCTCTGATTAAATTCTTCATCGGTCATGTCAGAACCCCACAAGTGCAGCGCGCACGGCGCTAAGTGAATACCTATATCCGTCTGGTGTCTTTTCAGGCAGACTAGCTAAGAGCCATTGTGCAGCCCTAGCTTTTGTCCTATTCCTACGTAGTGCATCTTGGCACAGACGATAGAGACTCTCATCGTTATTAAGCCACAGGCACACATTCCAATGTACCTTATTCTTATGCCCCTGATAGTTCATATCGCACCCATTGCTTTGCCCCACCTATAAGCGGCGGCTAGATCAGTCCCGAAACACTTCTTAGCTACTTCGTCGGCATAAATCTCCAGATCGCGGAGTTGCGGGTCATCTCTAGTGAACAATCCCGCCATGACCGGCATGCACATGTCTATACCGCCATGATAGCGCGCCATACGCCAGATATAATAAGCGCGATGATAGCGCTGTTTCTCGATGGGGGTAAGATGCTGTGCAGGCATAGAGCGAAGCTGTGCACGAAGCTTGCCCTTATTCTTACCCTGGCTGGATTGGATAATAGACAGAATCGCCGCGTGCACTTCGGACCAATGCAAATCTTCGAAATGGCCTACCGCGCAACAGGTTGTGCACGGTAAGCGCTTGTTAGCGTTCCATGATGGAGCGTAGGTTTTTTCACCGTTACATTTTGGGCAAATGGTATCAGTCATTGGTTTCACTCGCCAGTTTGTGCTGGCGACTCTCCTTCTTCGCTACGCTCAGAATGAGCGATCCAGATTTGCAGTTGGTCTAGAAGTTGTTTCTTAGCAGATGCAATGGCAGTTTGGTAAGCTTCTTCGGCAGGTGCAATGGCAGTTTCGTAAGCTTCCTGAGCAGATGCAATGGCAGTTTGGTAAGCTTCTTCGGCAGGTGCAATGGCAGTTTCGTAAGCTTCTTCGGCAGTTGCACAGGCAGTTTTGTAAGCTTCCCGAACAAATACAATGGCAGTTTCGTAAGCTTCCCGAGCAGTTGCATAGGCAGTTTGGTAAGCCTCCCGAGCAGTTGCATAGGCAGTTTGGTAAGCTTCCCGAGCAGTTGCATAGGCAGTTCGGTAAGCCTCCCGAGCAGGTGCAATGGCAGTTCGGTAAGCTTCTTCGGCAGGTGCAATGGCAGTTCGGTAAGCTTCCCAGTATTGCGCAGGGATAACACGGTTACTGGACGCCCAGCTTATCCAGCTAAAGATAGACGCATGCTCACGCACTTCCTCCCACGTATCGCATAGGGATAGCTCATAGATCGCTTCATTACACGCGCCTCGCCCGCGAGCGAGGTCAATTAATCGTCTTAGTTTTTCCATCGTGGTTTCCTTTTGGTTGAGATGTGTACGGGTAATACCCCAGCTATCACCCGTGCACGCTATCCTAGATTTATGTGTGTGCATACCTGACTAGCGTCAGATATGTTACGCCCCAATATTGGGGGCGTACACTACTAGAATTAGATAATATTTGTTGCCAGGATATCACCCAAATCAGCGAATTTCTGACTAGCTGCTTCCCATAACAAAGCTAAACTTTCATTCTGCCAATTAGTGCGAATATGCTCTGCTTTGTCCTCGCATATACCTGCAATAATAGCTGCAAGCGCATCGATACCAATACGATCTATTAGCTTCTCAAGAGCTTCGCTTTCACCCTTTGTGGGCACACTGCGTATGGTTGTGATCATATGATAATCCTCCGTCCCATCTTTTCGCGCAAGTCATCCATGTTGATGCCGTGCACAATGTTGTGAAGCTTATATGCACACTCGTAAGCATCAATCATACCGTCTTTATAATGCTTGATAGTGTCCTCGATAAGTTGCAGGACTTCGTCAAATGCAGGTTCATTTTGTGTAGGCATGTCGTACCCTCCTTAGTTAAATCGGCTGGATGCTGTGGCGTGCACAGCACCCAACGAAGCTAACTAGGCGCGATGCACCTTAAGCGTAGCAACTATACGTTTCCAAGTATCTTCTATCTGTTTAAGACGATTGAGCGTATCGGTATCTTTCTGCCTTACTGCTAAGTCAACTTTATCAGTAATCCAAACGAGATTGCTGCCAATAGTATCTTCAGCTTCGGCAAGCATGGCAGTCAGCTCTTCAATCTCTTTAGCCGCCTCTAGCAACAGGGGACGCGCATCGCCCCAAATGGTAGGACGATATCGAGCCTCACTCTTAAGCGTCTTAACAGTTTCTTTAGTCATATCGTACCCTCCTATTTAAGTAAGCCAATTTAAGTGTGTCTCTTATGCCTTATCGTGAGTCGCGTAAGGTGTCAAGCGCGGCGTTGTCGATGCGCAAGGGGCGGGGGATGACGCGGGTGCATGCCCGGTGCACGCGGTAAGAGGTAGTGGTGCCAAGGGGTGTGAGGGGTGCACGATCGGCGTGAAGCTTGGCAAGGTCGCGCGCGATGGCGACGGCCAGAGGCGCGCTCCAAAAGGCCAGCGCATCAGCCGGGGGCCGTGGCAAGCCCGTGCGGTCATCCAAGACGGAGGGGGACCACTCGCCAAAGGGCGGCTCGGGCCAATGCTCGCCAGCGAGGTAGCACACATTGTGCACGGGGCTAGCGAAAGGGATGATGCGCCGCTGGATGAGGTAGACGGGCATGACATATACTAAAGACATCTCAGTTTCTCCACTTAGACGTAATGCAAAAGGAAAATTGCAAGTCTCCTATGCGTAGGAAGTGCAGACCTCCCACGCGCTGATATTGGAAGTTGATAAGGTTTCTTAAGAGGGTCATTTGTGCTTTTCCTCCATAATGTGGTCGAACCGCGTTGCTCCGTTGGCCATGGCACGTTGCACGGCTTTAGTGAGGCGGTTCAGCTCAGATATGAGAGCGTTGTAGTCATGTGGTTGCTTGCGTATGCCGAACGATGACGGACTGTAGCGTTTTTTAATCAGGCAAATAGACTCGGCGTAATCCCCTGTGTGCACGACGCACCAACCGGATGGGCCATAGAGCCAGGAAGGTACTGAGCGCAGAAGTGCATAGACCTGGCCATCCCGCGTATCTAACAGCCATCGTGCACGGGATAAAGTGTCGTGTTTATAGTAGCCAGGTGCATCATTGCGTGGTGGATAGACAAGGATCATCCGTGCCTCTCCAAAATGTAATCTATCGCCTCTTGTGGCATTAGTGAGCCTTGGATGTAGTCACCATCGTTCCATATGTTTAGCGTACTTGTTGCGCTATCATAGTACCATTTTTCCGGCATTATCTCTTGCAAATACTGCTCGGGGTCATCGTATCTGCGTGTGTCGATGCCCTTGCGCTTTTCCCACGCTAGTATGAGATCATTAATCGCCCGTCCAAGCTGGTCATCAGGTAAGTTTTTGCTTATCTGACCTAAAATAGAGTCATCACAGCTTGCACAGACAGCGTATTTATATGGTGACGCTGCTTTGTGTTGTGTGACATCTAGGTGTATGCCGTACTTTTCCTTTTTGAGCTTATAGATTTTGTTTTCTTCCGGTGTTAGTCCTGTTGATTTCGGTGGTTGCTTGGCTTGTACAGGCTTCGCTGCATCTGGCACGGCGTTAGCTTGTGCACGGGGATCAGATGGGGCTACAGGTTGTTTTTTGACCCAATCTTTTATGGCTAGAGTTACTACTGTTGTGTAGGTAAATTGGGGATTATCGGTCAGATAGTGGCGGATTGCCGCATCCTCCGCAGGGGTCAGGGAAACAATGGTCTTAATACGGACCAATGGTGTCGCAGTTTTATGGCGCATTATGCCCTCAGTATGTTTTGAGTGTGGTCATTGCAATGCCAGCGTAAGCCATTCTTTCCCACAATTTCCAATCACATTTTCGTGAGAAGTGCACATAATCGGGAAAATTTCGGGCCAAATAGGGGCGGATTGAGGGAAGGTAGGTGGCGGAGGAACGTAGGTAGACCGGGGAAGCGCATCCTGTTCGATTTCGTTGGTGGGCAAGGAAGTATGAGAGGGTAAAATTGAAAGAAGGTAAAGAAGATGCGCCGATTTCGCAAAAAGAGGAGGTTGGTTGAGTGGGAGGGAGGGAGGGCACTGGCAGGAATCATCGGCAGGGACCTTACCACGAGTCTTTGTTTTTTTCTGCCATATATATAAATAACTTTTAGATACATGTATATAGAGCACCAATTTTTTCCGGCTGTCCCCGTGCCCAAACAAGGCCCATCCTACCAGACCAGTGCCCAATACAACCCGTAGGTTCCCACCTAGGCACTTGGTTGTACCTCTTATACTTTCTTAGCCACCAAGGAAATATAAGTTTTTGTCAGCAATAGTTGCACACGCCAAATTTACTTCCGAAGGTTGAGTTACTTCACCTTAAGTTGCATTCCTCCTACCCAACTTCTCTTTTAGTTGTGCTGTGGCATACCACATACCAACGTCTTTCACTCTTTGTTCTCTTTTTACAACCTTACATAGAATATTTCAACCGCTCCCTCCCTCCCCCCTAGTTCCCCTGGCCACAATACTAGCCAAACCGGCTTACGAGGATTCTTTTGGCCTCAGTTCATATATTATTCTGATAGGCTATATACTATTGGGCTGGGTAGTATTTTTTCGCTGGCTAACTCGGGGGCTTAGGGGAGGTACCCTCCTCCGAGAAAATTTTCCTTTCCTAGCCACTTCCACACCGCTACCCAATTTCAAATTTCCTAACATACCTAACTTTCCCCCCTCCTACCCAATTACCCATGCATAAATAAAAATGCATCTCCTACCCAACCCCCGGTCTCCTAATATTCTTGGACCATAGTACACAGTATCACACAGTGCTCCTCACACGTCCCATCAGCATATCCGTGGGACAGGTGAGCTGCCTTCAGGGCGCCAGAAAATTTTTACTTGACCTCGTGCCCAGAAAGCGTTACAACCCGTTGTGCGATGAATCTCGTAGGCAGAATCCATGAAGAAATCACGACCCTTGCCCCCGCGTCGCCACTGTGCTTATTGTGGGGAAGTGTTTCAACCGCTAAGGAAGCATGGCCGCTTCTGCAGTACTGTTTGTCGCTGTAATAACTGGGCAGAAAAAAATATAGATACGAGGAAAGGAGGCGCCGACAATGGATCTTCTAAAGATGTGGGACTGGTGCGATGATAATGTACCTATATTTCCCTTTCTATTCCATGTAGGAGTACAAGGGGTGCTCCTTTACGTTTTAATATCGGTGGCACGTGTCTAAGCACCTGCACGCCCAGCTCATTGCGTCTATCCGGGATAATCCTATCCCTGTGCACGAGTATCTGTTCCCGCATAGGCACTCTATGCCCGCTGCACCCTTCCATGAGCGTGTGCTGCGCGACTGGTATACGACCCGTGCAAGAGTAGTGCAGACGATTTTTAGAGGAGGTGCGAAGACAACTCTTGGAGAAGAAGCAGTTACTATTCTTGCCTGCCTTGGTGTTGTGCACAATATTCCTATTATTGGTTCTTCTGATAAGAGAGCCAAAGAGCGCTTAGAAGCGATCAAGCACGAGCTAACGACTAACGAGCGTTTGCACACGCTTTTTGGTTATATGGGAGAGTCTGCTTGTTCTATATGGCAAGCTGACAAGATTGTGTTGCCGAATAATGTATGCATCCAATCTCTTGGTTGGAACCAATCTATGCGGGGATTGAAGTATCTTGAGTATCGCCCTGACTATTGTTGGATAGATGATATTGAGGACGAAGAAAACTCCTCCACTCCCGAAGCCCGGCAAAAGGTGGTTAAGCGCCTCTTATCTGTTGTTATTCCCGCTGTTGATGCTCCTGGTGCACGTCTTCGCGTAACTGGTACTATTATTGAGCCGGAATCTTTAGTCGTTAAACTTGCTCAGTTGCCACAATGGAAGTCGCGAGTGTTTCCTGCACGATATACTGACCATACATCTTCTCCCCCTCGTATCCGTGCATCATGGCCAGAAAGAAAATCTCTTACAGCCCTCGCTGCTCTCGAAGCCGAATGTATAGTTGCTGGAGAGAAGACTACGTTCGATAGGGAGTACATGTGCCAAGCAATACCGGACGAGGATAGGTCATTCACCTCTTCTCTCTTGCGTGCCGATATCATACCTCGCACGTATCAGTCTACGTATGCAATATATGATCCGGCTCGCACAACTAATGCTTCCTCTGCTCATACAGGCAAGGTTGTGTTCTCATGGCAGAACAATAAGCTCTTAGTTTGGGAGTCGTCGGGTAATTTCTGGATGCCCGATCAGATTGTGCACGATATATTCCAGACCGATGCACAATATAATACTACTCTCATAGGTGTAGAACAGGACGGCTTACATGAGTTCCTCATGCAACCCATACGACATGAGGCCCTTAAGCGTGGGCATGTCGTGCCTATTCGCCCTCTAAAAGCTCCGAAAGGTAAGCTGTCCTTCATCCGTGCACTGCAACCGTTCTTTAAAGCAGGAGAAGTTATCTTTGTTCCAGATATTGCTTCGCACCAGACGCTCAAGGATCAGCTACTGAATTTCCCTTCAGGTAAAATAGACATCCCGAACGCACTGGCTTATGCGCTTATCATTAGGCCAGGACAGCCTATTCTGGATTCGTTTGATCCCCACACGCATGTTGATCCCCTTCTTGCTATTACTCCCCGCTACCCTCTTACTCTCGCAATTCATTCTGAGAACCGCTTCACTGCCGGTGTCCTTGTGCAATTGATCCGCTCGCGCTATCATGTGCTTGCCGACTGGATGCTTGAGGGCGACCCTGGCAGCACCCTTGCCGATCTGTTGCGCTATGCCGCTTCCCACACTTCCACACCCGCGAGACCCATTGCTCCGCCCGAGCATTTCGCCACCTACAGCACATCAGGCTTGCGCGCAGCAGCGTCGGCGATCCCGATACGCCTCCACCAGGGCGGGCCGCTCGCCAGAGGGCTAGAAATGGTCCGTGGTGCCTTGCAGAGCCTCCCGCACGGGCGACCGGGGCTGATCGTCTCTCCACGGGCATCTTGGACGCTGCGTGCCCTCTCAGGGGGCTTCTGCGCCGATCATCATCGGTCCGGCATCCCTAAGCCAACGCCTGTGCGCAACGGCTACGCCACGCTGGTCGATGCCCTGTGCACAGCAATCGCCTCAAGCGACTTCGCCATTGACAGCCAGACGGATAGGCATTATGGTGTCGCGAACGATGGATCATCATACCTAACGGCGAGAAGATAGAAATGAAGCTCGTTGATCTTTTGCATGACCTCCTAGATAAGCTATTGCACTATGCCCACAGTACTCAAGATGGGAATGCTGCTGCTCTGCTTACTCAGCTAAAGGAAAAGGCTGTTCATCTCAATCACCTTACTGCTGATACGGATGACCTCTCTACTCCTACCACTGATTCCCTCCCTCCCGTTGAGGAAACTACTACGGTAAATGAAACCAAACCGAAGAAGCAAGGATCTAAGGGGGACATCGCTTAAGTCTCTGAACGAAGATAGCCCTGAGCTATCGAGAGATGAAGAGCTTTGCGATAAGTCCGAGTTCCAAGATACTCTTGTAAAGTTATATCGAGAAGTCGAGAGTGGGTTCGACTCTCAGTCGAACCGAGCGGATGCTATTGCCGATTATTGGGATTGCTATAACACCAAACTTAACCATTGCCAGTTCTATACTGGTAACTCGCAGATATATGTCCCGATAGTTTATGATGCAGTGAATGCCCGTGTAACTCGCTTCTCCAATCAGATCTTCCCACAATCAGGTCGTTACGTTGATGTTGTTACTGAAGATGGTAACATTCCCAACGCAACTATATCCCTCTTAGAGTTTTATATCCGCAAGTGCAAGATGCAAACGGACATCGTGCCTATGCTCATGCGCTCGGGTGATGTGGAGGGGCAGTATACTGTCTATGTGGATTGGAAGAAGACGGAGAAGGAAGTTGTTGTCCGCGTGCCACGTGCACCGCAGATAGACCCTCAGATTGTTGATCCTCTTGAGACAGTTGATGATATAGAAGAGCAAACTGTTGTTGAAGGCTATCCAACTGTAGAAGTCATTAGCGATGTAGATATTCTTATTCTCCCTGCAACTGCTTCATCTATAGAAGATGCTCTTGACAAAGGTGGTTCGGTAACTGTTATTCGTCGCTGGTCTAAAGCTAAGCTTCAGCAGATGATAGCAGATAAGTACATCGATAAGAAACGGGGTGAAGAGCTACTTAAGGAAATGAACCAACCAAAGAAATTTGGTAGGAAAGATACTAGCAAAGATATGATTGACGCTGCTGGTATTAAGTCAGATGGCAGTGGCGTCAAGTGTGCACAGATATATGAGACTTGGACTAAGCTTACTACTGACAAAAAATCTAGACTTCATCGTATCTTTTTTGCTGGCGTAGATAAGGTTATCGGGTGCAAGCGCAACCCATTCTGGTCTGATAATATCCCGATCATCTCGTGTTCGGTAGAAAAAGTAAATGGGTCTTTTAAAGGTAAATCTAAGATTGCTCCTGTAGCCACAT